AATGTGATAGAAGATAAACCAAAAATTAAAAAAGTCGTAGGTGTATACGGTGGACGGTTTCAACCGTTTGGGCCCCACCATTTGAAAACCTACGAATGGTTAAAAAAACAAGTTGATGTAGCATATATCACTACATCTGATATAAAACAACCACCACGGCATCCAATGAATTTTAAAGAAAAAGTTCGTCATATGTCTAAAATGGGAGTGCCTAAAAATCGTATTATAAAAGAACGAACACCCTATGTTGCTAAAAACACATTAAAGAAATTTGATGAGGAAACAACTGCAGTAATCTACATATTTGGTGAAAAAGACGCTGATAGATTAACGGGTGGAGCATATTTTCAAGATTATAAAAAGAATAAGAATAATATGGTGGGTCATAGAGAACATGGATATATTCTTACAGCACCCCACGTTTCAATGAGAGTGGGTGGAGTGGAAGTTAGTGGAACTTCTATGAGAGAACTTCTTGGTTCACCAGAACATGAAAAGGATAGAGAACGAAGATTTAAAAAATTCTTTGGTTATTATGATAAAGGTGTTTTTAATATGATGACTAATAAATTTAGTAAATTATATGAGGTATATGATAATTTTTTAATTAATAATCCAGATATTATACCAAAACTATTAAAAGAAGTTGCTAATAGTGGTATGTTTCCTACGGATGATGGCCCACCAACATTTTATGATGGATTTGAGGATTACAAACGAGTTACAAAAACTTGGATTGAAAATATGTATTCCCATGAACAAATTAATGATACTGGTTGGGATTTATTGAGTTATATTATAAGTGATTCAGCAAAAGACCCAGGACTAGATTATACAACTGCAAAAAACATAGTTCCAGCAGTTGCTTATGGTAAAAAAGGAACTGGAGCTTACGGTGAAAGATTTGGAAGAACAAATCCAATAGATGCGTATAAAGATAGAATAAAATTTATAATGAGTAGTTTGGGTTGGGAAGTTCTTAATTGGAATGGAATTACTCCCGATGGTAAAAACTATACAGGAGTGGAAGTTGAGGCACCAGTATCGGCTGGAGTAGATGAAGAAGAAGTCGGACAAAATACAGAAAGAGCAAAAAATCTTGATTTATCACCTATGGATAAATTTCATGGAGATAAAATCCCAGATGAAGATGAAGGACAATATAAAGATTTAGAAGAAAATTTAGATTTAAATGAATATGTAAATCTGTTAGTTACAGACAAACAGTATAACGGAAAGGAGTTATTATTAATGGGTGGAGCTTATGGTCACATGAATCATCCCTTTGATGATAAAAGTTTGACATTTGGTGATTTAAAAAATATTATTACTTTGGGATTGGGTGGTAAATTAAGTCGAGAAGATAATGTTACAGAGAAACTTGACGGCCAGAACTTAATGATAAGTTGGAAAGATGGTAAATTAGTTACGGCTAGAAATAAAGGACAATTAAAGAATTTTGGAGCAAATTCGATGGATGCGAGTGGAGTAGCATCTAAGTTTGCAGGTAGAGGTGATATTAGAGATGCCTTTGTATTTGCAATGAAAGATTTGGGGAAATCAATTGGTAGATTATCCGACGCACAAAAAGAAAAGATTTTTGGTAATGGTAAGAATTGGATGAATCTTGAAGTTATCTATCCTGCATCATCAAATGTAATTAATTATGATAAAGCAGAGATTGTATTTCACGGAGCACTTGAATATGATGATAGCGGGAAGGCAATTGGTGAACTTAAAGGTTCTGGACGGATGTTGGCAGGAATGATTAAACAAGTTAATCAACATATACAAAAACATTATAAAATTGGTAAACCTCAATTTTTACAAGTATCAAAAGTACAAGATTTTGGAAAAAAGAAGACTGGATTTATCAGTAGATTAAATAAATTACAAAAAGAATATGCATTGAATGATAATGATACATTATCTAAGTATCATCAATCTTTTTGGGAAGAATTTATCTTTAATTCATCAAAACAACATAAAGCAAAAATACCGAATAAAGTTTTGATTAATTTAACTAAAAGATGGGCGTTTTTTGATAAATCATATAAAATATCACAAATTAAAAAAGATTTGAGTAAATCTCCTGATTTTTTGGATTGGGTATTATCATTTGATAAAAATGACCACCAAAAATGGGTAAAAGATAATATGAAACCTTTTGAAGTTTTATTTTTTGATGTTGGAGCTGAAATTTTAAAGAATATTAGTGGATATTTAGCAGTTTCGGGTGATAAGGCGGTACAAAAGATAAGAAAAGATGTAATTGCGGCAATAAAACAGGTAAAACGAGGTAAAGATGTTAAAAAGTTGGCTACGTTAAAACACCAACTTGAAAAATTAGAAGCAATTGGTGGATTATCTTCAATTGTTCCGTCAGAAGGCATAGTATTTAAGTATAAAGGTAATACTTATAAGTTTACAGGAGCATTTGCACCCGTGAATCAAATTTTAGGGTTATTAAACTTTTAGAGGTTATTATGGCAGGATATAGTAGAGAAAATCAAAGACAAAACGAAGCATTACAATCAATTCTTGATGGTAAAACACCAGAAAAACGTATATTGGTAGGTTATGACGGTGATAAAATAGAACTTACTGAAAAAGAGAAAGAAGAACGAAAACTTTCTGCAGAAAAGGCTGATATATTTAAAGAAGCACGGATGCCGTGGTTTTGTCCAGAGTGTAATAAAATAATGAAAACTCGATTAGATAATAAATTTTATTATATGCAACGCAGGTGTCATGATTGTGTTGTTAAAGAAGAAACCAAGATGAGAATAAATGGTACTTATGAGGAATATGAGAAAAATAAAGTAAGAGAGAATAAACTGTCTTATATTAGAGATTTAAAACAAACTATCAAAGATTGGAAAAATTCTCCAGATTCGGTTAGTTTTTTTAATCAAGTAAGAGCAGATGGTTATTCGGTAGATGAAGAAAAGTGGGGCGGAGATGATGGAGAAGAAATGAAAAAACTTTTAGAAGAAGCTGAAGATTATTTAAAAAACTTAGAAGAAACAATTTAATTGATATTTATATGTAGGTAAAACACAGTTAATTAGGAGATTTACTATGACACAAGAGGAATTGCGTAACATAATTCGGACTGAAATTAAGGAAGTGATGGGTGAGGGCGAGTTAGAAGATTACAAACTTCCAGCACAGGCTGAAAGATATTTAAATAAAGCAGTTGATGCTATTAAAGGTGCTAATCTTAATCGAAAAAGACAAGTAGCAGCACTGGCAAGAATAGTTAAGGCGTTAAATTTGGATAAAAGTGATTTAATTAGATACTTTGCTAAAATTAAACGCGGTCTTTAATGAGTAGGGACTCAATCAGGAAATTCTTTAAAAAGATTAATCCTGTTTGGATATTTACTTTTTTTCTGGGATTATCTCAACTATTATCTAAGATAAAAAAGAAGAAAATAGTAAAGATAGACAAAAAAATTAAAGATATAAAGAAAAAAAAGAAACAAATTAAGTCTGCCACTAAATCTGTTTCTAAAAAAAGTGATAATTTAAAGGCAAAGGCAGAAAAACTTGAAAAAGAAATAGAAGAAGTAAAAAAAGGTTCTTCTAAGGCAAAGAAAGTAAAAGATATTTCTGAGGCTGAAGATTTTTTAAGAGAATTTGCTAAGAAAAAATAATAGGAGATTAAAATGGCAATACCAGACAATTTAGCACTGGGTGATTATAATAAGGTAACAGAGGTGGCGTCAAGTACTACCTTTCATGCCACAGGTTCAAATTCTGGTGCGGGATTTATTGTTGAAAATGCTACTAATGTAGTAATACATTGTGCTAGTGGTGGAACATTAGATACGGATCAAATTACCACTAAAACACTTTATCCAATTGGTGTAAGGAAAGTAGTAATTGGTGCAACTGGTGTAGTTCACGTCCTACATAGATAATTAAAATAATTTTGACTAATGAAATGGATAATACATTTATTTTTAGTTGGTACTCTTTTCGGACAAATGACGCTGAGCGAAGAGGATGCTATAAATTTAACTAATAATATAAAACAGTTACAATTTGAAGTAGATAGTTTATCAAAAATAGTTTTGTATCAAGACAGTTTATTTGATATTTATAAGGGAAAATCAGTAGCTGATGATTCTTTAAAGATTTTATATGAATCTCAAATTAAATTATCTGATGAACAAATTAAATTATTAGAAAAGAAGGTAAAATTAGTAAAACCATCTTGGTATGAGAATAAATGGTTATATTTCGTTTATGGTGCAGGAATAGTAGGTATTCCATCATATTATTTAGGTAAAGGTATCAAGTTGGTAGACTAATGGATAAAAAGAAAAATATAAAAGAAGCAATAAAACGAGAATTTATTAAATGTGCAGAATCACCTGTTTATTTTTTAAAAAAGTATTGCGTGATTCAGCATCCAATTAAAGGCAAAATTCCATTTAATTTGTATGATTTTCAAGAAAGAACAATTGAAGATTTACTAAATAATGAATATAATGTTATTTTAAAGGCACGCCAGTTAGGTATATCTACATTAACTGCTGGATATTCTTTATGGTTGATGACTTTTCATAATGATAAGAATATTTTGGTTATTGCAACAAAACAAGATACCGCAAAAAACCTCGTTACTAAAGTTCGTGTAATGCACGCAAATCTACCAAGTTGGTTAAAAGCAAAATGTGTTGAGGATAATAAATTATCATTAAGATATAGAAATGGTTCTCAAATTAAGGCAATTGCAAGTTCTGAAGAAGCAGGTCGTTCAGAAGCACTATCGTTATTGGTGTTAGATGAGGCGGCGTTTATTCCTAAGATTGATTCAATATGGACTGCTGCATCTCAAACATTGGCATTGGGTGGTAGATGTATAGCACTATCCACACCAAATGGTGTTGGTAATTGGTTTCATAGAACTTGGGTAGATGCTGAAGATGGTACTAATACTTGGAATATGATTAAACTTCATTGGACTATACATCCTGACAGAGATGAGGATTGGAGATTGGAACAAGATAAATTATTAGGGCCTTCAATGGCAGCTCAAGAATGTGATTGTGACTTCATCACTTCAGGACAATCAGTAGTAGATGGTGTTATTTTAGAAGAATATAGAACCACTATGGTGAAAGACCCAATTGAAAAAAGGGGTATAGACAGTAATGTTTGGGTATGGGAACAACCAAATTATACAAAAGATTATGTGGTGAGTGCTGATGTTAGTAGAGGAGATGGAACAGATTATTCTGCATTTCATGTTATGGAAGTAGAAGATTGTAAACAAGTGGCGGAATACCGAGGAAAAATTTCTACACGAGATTTTGGTAATTTACTTGTTAATATCGCCCAAGAGTATAATAATGCATTATTAGTTATTGAGAATGCATCAATTGGGTGGGCTGCTATTCAACAAGTAATAGATAGAGAGTATGAGAATCTATTTTATATGAGTAAAGATTTACAGTATGTAGATACACAAAAACAAATGACTAATAAGATTTATAGACAAGAAAAACAAATGGTTCCAGGTTTTACAATGTCTACGAAAACAAGACCGTTAGTTATTTCTAAATTAGAAGAATTTTTTAGAGAAAAGTCAGTTAAAGTCTATTCCCAGAGATTAATTGATGAATTATTTGTATTTATATATAACGGAACTAAAGCCGAAGCAATGCAAGGATATAATGATGACTTAGTAATGTCATTTGGTATTGGATTATGGATTAGAGAAACTGCATTAAGATTGAGGGCTGAAGGAATAGAATTACAAAAGAAAAGTTTGACAGGAATCGATATGAATCCTGGCATTTATGTAACAGATGAGAACCCAGCCCAGGACGCCTGGACTTGGGATGTAGGAAATAGAAATAAAGATAAAGAATCTTTAGAATGGTTAATTAATTAGAGGAAAGTATGGCAGATACATCAATAAGAGCTCGACTGTTTAGATTATTTTCTGGTAACGTTATTGTTAGAAACGTTGGTGGAAGAAGATTAAAAGTAGCAGATACGAGCAAGATACAATATTTACCACAAAAACAATTAGTGGATAGATATCAACGACTCTTTTCAACAGGAAAAGGGCTATCTGGATATTCAGATACGGCGATGGTACGCTCATTACGGTTAGGGTTATTTAGAGATTATGAATCAATGGATAGTGATTCCATTATAGCATCGGCATTGGATGTTTATTCAGATGAATCAACAATGAAAAGTGAATATGGTGATGTTTTAACAATCAATAGTGATAATGATCAAATAAAACAAATACTACATAATTTATTTTATGATATTATGAATGTAGAATTTAATTTATGGTCTTGGGTTCGTAATATGTGTAAGTATGGAGATTTCTTTTTACATTTAGAAATTGATGATAAGTATGGGATTAAAAATGTAGTTCCGTTATCAAGTTATGATGTTGTGAGATTAGAAGGAATTGATCCAGAAAATCCAGAATATGTTAAATTCGTATTAGAATCAGCAGATCCAAATCAGGTAAAAATGACTCATACTCAACAAGAATTTGAAAATTTCGAAATTGCTCATTTTAGATTATTGGGAGATTCAAATTATTTACCGTATGGTAAGGCTATGGTTGAAGGTGGTAGAAAGACTTGGAAACAATTATCTCTTATGGAAGATGCTATGTTAATTCATA